GCAGGTTTAAAATCTTATGTTAGCAGAGATACTTCGTTTGATCCTTCTGGATTGAAAGAATTGGATTATAAATTTGTAGGTAGGGATTTGGAGTTTAAGGTTGCTGGAGCTGTTGGAGATTTAGCTGCAGCTTCTGCAGTTTGTCTTAAGGATTTTACATTGACTGTAAATAAAAATGCAGATTATGATAATTGCCTTGGAACTCTTGAGCCGGAAGATATTTTGAATAAGCAAGTTTCAATTCAAGGGTCTTTGACTTTGAACTATGAGGACAGGACTTGGAGAGATTACATGCTGGATGGAGATTATAAAGCTATCGGAATTAAATTGACGAATACTAGGGAAACAATGAATAGTGAGAATCCAGAAATGTATTTGGAGTTCCCACGAGTTGATTTTTCTGAATGGGAAGCACAGAGAGGTAATGATGATATAGTTGGTCAAACAATCAATTTCAACATTTTGCTGGATATTGATAATGACAGATTCGTTTCAAGTGCTTATGTGATAAATGATGTTGTTAGTTATTAATTAAATTAAAAAGATGGAAAGGGAAACTAAAAAAATAAAATTGCCTGTAACAAAAGGGGAAGTTGAAATAAAAACTTACATTACAGGGAGGGAATTAAGAGAGATAAACAGTATATTTCTTTCAGAAGTTAATGTTGATTCTGAAGGTAAAACAGATAAAATAAATGGTTCTATCACAGAGAAAGCAGAAAACAAGGCTTTTGAGGTCATTGTTGTTTCAATGACTGTTGATGAAGTCTTAGATCTACCAGTTAGGGATTATAATATTGTTGTGAAAGAAGTTGATAAGGTCCAGACTGGAATGAGTGCTGAAAAAAAAACGAAATAGAGAACCAAATTGCAAGATTAGTTTGTGGAAAAGCTGTGAAAGCTGATTACTTGATAAATATTGTTTTGACTTGTAAGTATATGGGATGGGATTGGGCAACATATCACAGGCAACCAAAAGACTTTATAGAAGTGGTTAATATATTAAGATTTGAGGAAGCTAATGAAGCGAATAGAGTAAACAAACGAAATGGCAACTAAAACACAATTACAATTAGTTATCACTGCAAAGAATGAAGCCAGTGCTAAAATAAAAAAACTTTCTGGTGATGTTTCTAGTTTCCAGAAAAAGTTTGATAGGAGTATGAGCTTGGTTGCAAGTGCTACGAAAGTTGTTGGTGTTGCAATGTTGGCTGTTGGTGCTTCGGCTGTTGTAATGGGGAAGAAAGCAATTGATGCATCCATTCAGATGGAGAATGCAATGTTAGGACTTGCGACAGTTTCTAAGGCATTTGGAGAGAGCCAAGATGAAGCGAAACAGGCTGCAGTTAATTTAGCTAAAGATGGGTTATTGACTGTGAGTGAAGCTGCAGAAGGTTTAAAAAATCTAATACCTAGATTAGGACTGGAAAGATCTATTGAATTGATGAATGGTTTTAAAGATTCTGCTGCATTTAATAGGCAAGGAACTTTAGGATTCGGACAGGCAATTGTTGGAGCAGCACAAGGTATAAAAAACATGAATTCAATCATGGTTGATAATGCTGGTATTACTAAAAATCTTTCTATAATAATGAGCCAAGCTGGGTTCACAATGCAAGATCTTGATGATGATACAAAGGGAGTTGCTGCATCAAATGCATTATATACTGGTTTATTGAAGGAAACAGCTATATTTCAGGGAGATGCTGAAAAGTCTGCTGGAACTTTGGGAGGTAAGATGAGCCAGTTAAACGTGGCTATTTTTAACTTGAAAGTGCAGATTGGAGATGCTTTGAAGCCAGCAGTGATTGAGATTGTTCAAGAACTGCAGAAATGGGTTGAAAAAATGACTGCTTCTGGAGGTATTGATGAAGCTGTTAAAAAATTTACTGCTTCTGTTATGGAAGGGATAACATGGCTCCGAGAAAATAAAGAAACTGTGATTTCTTTAATGAATACATTTATTACTTTTGGAAAAATTGTTATTAAAGTTGCTGTTGCTGTTGCTTTGGCTATGGTAGATTTCCAAGAAAAACTGGAAACATCTTTTTATATAGTCTTTGTTGCAGTAGATAATGCGAGAAAAGGTTTTGAGAAGTTTAAAAATGCAGTTAAAGAAGTCACAAGTAATGCAATGGAATCTGTTGGGAAGATGTCTAGTTTTATGACTGATAAGATTGATGCTGTTGTAAAGGCTTTAGCTAAGATGAAAGAGAAGTTAAAAAGTTTAGGAAGTAAAGTATTTGAGTTGCCAGGGAAACAATTTGGGGGTGCTGTAACTGCTGGAAGTCCAACACTCGTTGGTGAACATAGGCCAGAAGTTTTTGTGCCTTCACAGAGTGGAAATATAAAGCAAGTTGATCAAGCTGGTGCTGGAGCTGTTAATATTAACTTTAATAATGTTTCTGTTAGGAATGATAATGATTTGGAAATGGTTATTAATGCAGTGAAAGAGAGTTTGAGAAGAGATACAAATTTGTCAAGATCAGGAATTAATATATAAATATGCGAAATATAACATTCAATGGTGTAGATATTCAAAACTCAAATATTATTATTGCTGAAGTACAGCAGTTGGAAGATACAAAGAGGAATATGAATATTCAAGGATTTTCTGCTAGAGATGGTGGAAAGCTGGTTTCTACTGAATACGCACCTAAAACTATAATCATAAAAGGAATTATTAAGGGTGATGATGCTAGTGATCTTGATGATAGAATTGACACGCTTAAGAAGAATCTTCAGGAACCGACTGAAGCTGATTTACTGGTTGATTATACGACAGGAACAAGAAGATTTATTGCTACTTGCTCAAGTGTTACTTTGAATAGGGAATATTACACTATTGATGCGATTGGTTTTGAAGCAACTTTTGTAATAAGTAACCCACCATTTGGGAAAGATTCACTGACAACAACGATTAATGAATATAGTTTAACGAATACTTTTGGAGCGACAACTACTGGTGAGCATACTGGAACGATAAATTGGAATGGGACTGTTGTGCCACGCCCAAGGATAAGCATGACATTTAATTCTGTTCTTGGTGTCAATAAAGTAAAAATGGAGGTTACCAATGGAGATTCTTTTGTGACGGAGGTTATTATTTCGGAGAAGCTTTATGATGGAGATGTTGTGTTGATTGATAATGAAGCTGGAGAAATAACAGTGAATAGTGTGAAGGTGGATTTTGAAGGTGGATTTCCTAACTGGACACTTTCTAGCAATGATTATTCATTTAAGGTTATTGGTGAATCCTATGATGTGGATGTTCAATTTATATATTACAAATTATGGCTGTAAAAAGAAATGTCAGAAAAGACTTTATAATGAGATTGTATGATCCGGCAACTGATGAGTTGGTTGATACTTTTCACAGTAAAGAATTTTCTGATGAGTTAAATTACAGTATTGCGATTAATGGTGGTCTTTCACCTATGATTTTAAGGACAAATCTTGGTTTTAAAGAGTGGACACAAGAGGGAGGAAGATTGAAAAAGTTAGTTGAAGGCCAGAAAGCAAAGTTCTTTGTGATTGATAAGGAAAGTCCAAAAGCTGGAATACAAGTATATTCAGGGATCTTTTCTGGATTTAGCATTAAATTATCTGGTGAGAGTGATGTTATAGCTTTGAATTTTCTACCAAATACAATATTTCTAGCAAAGAGAGTTTTGAGGGATGAGCTTGGTGAAAATACAACTGTTTCTTATTTATCTCAAGAACCTGCAGATATAATCAAGAGTATAGTTTATAGAGCTGATACAGATATTGGATATGCACCAGAAACCATGCTTGATACTGGTTTATCAAGAAGTTACACTTTTAACGTTAGCACATCACTTCAGGCAATTAAAAAGATTATTGATCTATTGCCAACTGGTTGGTTCTTTTATGTTGGTGGTGATGATAGAATATATTTGAGAAATCATGAATCAGGTGAGCCTACCTTTACATATTGGGGGGAGTTTACATGGGGAACTGACTATTGGAAGTTTGATCCAGCTACTAATGAAACTATTATTCACAATATTAATTACATGAACCAAGTGAAGGAATTTTTGATTGATACAGAAATGTCCAACATGGTGAATAGAGTTTTCTTTTTGGGTGGTGGTGATCCACAATTATATAAATATTATCAGAATGAAACTAGCCAGAATATCTATGGTTTATATGAAGAACCTTTGGCAGATGAGAGGGTAACTGATCCAGACACAGCAGAGTCATTTAGTCATAGAATTTTAGATAACTTTAATGTTCCGTTGACTAGATTGACAGTTGAAATATTGGATAGTAATTTTTCAGATAAGGGATATGATATAGAAGATTTTTCAGTTGGTGATAAAATAAGGATAGATGGAAACTTAGCAGATAATGTATATTTTGGAGTTCCATTTTTCATTAAGAAGATTTATTATAAATTCCATTCTGCTATTGTTGAAATGGAATTACAACCAGAAGGTGTTAGTGCTAGAGTGGAAGATATTAATAGGGATTTAACTAATTTTAGATTTAATACAGCTCCTGCTGTACCAGATAACTTATAAAATAAAAATATGGCATTACCTAGAGATTTAGCCAATGGATCAGTTGCAGACGCAGATGATGTAATGGAAAACTTTGAATACCTTGAAGATTTAATTCAAACAGAAAAAGAAGCTGTGCATCCAGTGGGATCACTTTATATAAATATAACAGGAGTAAATCCTAATACCGAACTTGGTTTTGGAACATGGGTTGCCTTTGGAGCTGGGAAATGTTTAGTTGGTCTTGATGCTGGTGATGCAGATTTTGACACTGTTGAGGAAACTGGAGGAGCTAAAACACACACATTATCCACTGCTGAAATGCCTGTTCACGCTCACAGCTCTTTATATATAAAAACCTTGCAAACAGCTGGATGGAGTACCGCCTATGCCTTTGGTGCAGCTAGTGTTCCAGATTCAGGGTTTTCTTCTTATATCAAAACAGCAGAGGGAGGAGATTCTGACGAAGGAGCAATTAGAATAGAACAACAGAGCAAGAACGGAGGAAATACAGGTTCAGGAAATGCACATAATATCATGAATCCTTATATTGTGGTACATTTTTGGAAAAGAACAGTTTAATATAAATATATGGAAACAATAAAAAACCAATCGTTTAGAGTTACAATTATTACTGCTGTTGTGTCTATTATCGCAATAGTTGGATTTTGTATAAGGTATAATGATAGAATAACTAATTTGGAAGCTGGTAAAAGGCATTTAGATGCTAAGACTGAATTGTATGCTGTGAGATATGATGCACAGGTTGTTAAACTGAATGCGACTGATATGGAAGTTTTGAGATTAAAGACGAGTATTGAAGAACAGTTGAAAGCTATCAACCAAGGTCTGAAAGATCTTAAGAATGGTAGATAAAGGGGGTTTCTATGTTAAAGTTCTTTGTCAATAGAAAAAAGGAAGAAGAAAAAACTACTACATTCATCTGTAAGTGTGGAAATAAACGTATTTCAAACTTTTATTTTGGAAAAGATGAAAAACATTTTATTAATTGCCCAAAATGCAAGGAGGTAACTAAAATGCAAAAGTAGAATCAGGATCGGGAGTAACCTGAACAAACTTACTCCCACTACATCTTGTTGGCTGTAACCACTGGATCATCCCCTTGTCCAGTGGCATCAGTCAATAAGGAGGGTGCTATGGACCAATATATGAATGAAGAAGTTAGAAAAAGAAGAAGAAGAAAATTGGTTGAAGGAAAGTGTGATAAATGTGATGAGGAAGCAATGATTCCTTGGTATGACAAAAAATTTTGTTATAGATGCTGGGATAAGTTCTGGCAAAAGGAAAGGAGGTGCATAGAATATTGATGGAGAAGAAACTATTTAGGAAGTTAGATTCTAGCGAGATAGTTCATCATATAAATTTTAATAAACTTGACAATAGACTTTCTAACTTGCAAATAGTAACTCGGTCTGAACATAATAAAATCCACGGTTTTCTAAGGAGGTGATTAGCGATGGCAAAGAGAAAAAAGAATAAGCCGAAAAGAAGAAGAGGCAAACTTTCTCGTCATCATTGACACATAATACCATCAAGCAGAGGAGGAAACTCACAGATTTCAAATATTGCTAGGATAGATGGGAAAAAGCATGAGATTTACCACCATTTATTTATTAACAAAACTCCAGAAGAGATCATTGAATATCTTGTAAATTATTTCTGGCAAGGTCAATGGGAGCATGTCGATAAAGCTTTGAAAGCAAAAATAAGGAGGTGAACATGGAATATTTCAACAAGCTTTTCTTTCTCAAGTCTGTTTGCCCTCACTGTGGCAGAAGGGGAATTTTCATTGTATTGTGCAATACTGGGAATATAGTTTTAATCTGCCCTTGCAAAAATCTTTTTCTTTGGAGGGAAACTGCATGATTCTATTTAACAGGGGGGGAACTTATAAAGTGATCCCCCAACCAAACCTATTATTAAATTAAATATATGACTGACTATGACAAAAACTTAAAAAAAATCTTTGGCTATGTTTCAAAGTTCCTTGGGCGTGATTTTGGAAGGAAGCCGAATGATAATGAAACCAAGGAGATAAAAGAGCTTCTTTTGGGTAAAGATGAAGCTGAAGAAAACAAAGGTAAATTTATTGTTATATCACAGAGGGATTCTAAGTGGAAGAATGAAATGCTGGGGAAGAGCTTTTATAGTGTTGGTGATTTTGGATGTTTGATAACTTGCCTTGCAATGTTGTCTGCGTGGTATGGTGATTATAAGGATCCGAAATGGATTGCTAGAAATCTTAAGTTCACACCGAATGGTTTATTCCTTTGGAAGTCTATGGATGGGAAATTGCCCTTTAATTTCAAGTGGCGATACTATGGAAGAGATGATTCAAAGATTCAGGAGATCTTAAACTCAAAGGATAATGCTTGTGTGTTGCAAGTAAACGATAAGAAACACTGGGTTGAGCTGATAGGATATGATAAAGGAAAAGGATATAAGGTGGTTGATCCGTTCTATGGTGATACTGTTTGGTTAAGAGAAAGATTTAAGAATATAACTGGTTTTGCTGAAGTCACAAAAGCTTAAAATTAAATTAAATATATGGAGAAAATTACGGGAGTATTGAACGGAAAAAAGACTTATACTGGTGTTATTGTGACAATGTTTGGTGCTTTGGGTTTAACTCAATACATTACAGGAGTTGAATTATCAGTCGTACTTGATGCATTGTTTCAAATTGGTGGTCTTGTGCTAACTATTATCGGAGCATTGCATAAAGATGCTAAGATAGCAGAAGTAAAAGAAGAATTGGGGGATAGATATTAGATCATTTCCTAATTTAACTTAGTATATAGAAACAGGGTTTTATCGCCCTGTTTTTTGTTATTTTAGATTTAGATGTTTTAAAACACTTGACAATTGTTGAATAACAATGTATACTCATTAGTAGAGGTTAGCTTGTTAATCAATCGGTTCTGCAAATGGGTACATAGTAATGGCAAAATGTTGCTAAACTTAAACTATATTATTAATCAGTGATCTTCTTTTAAAAATTAATATAATATATGCGAAAAAAACAAAACAAGGGTGTTCGAGGAAAGATTATAACATTTATACTTGTAATTCTAGCTTTAAATTCGTTTGTAGAGTTTTCAAAAGGCTTAGAGGGTAAAAACTACACTATATACCCTAAAGCTCCTAAGGAGTCCAGAATGGCGTTGCCTGATCTATGTGAGCTTACAGATGTTGTGTGTGAAGGTGAAGATGAACCAAAATATAACAAATTGGGTGAATTTACCTCATATAACACAGTTGAAGGCCAAACAGATTCAACACCATTTGAAACAGCAGATGGCACAGACACCAGAACATTTGAGGGATGTATAGTTGCTCATAATGATTTACCATTTGGATCTATCATTGAAATAGAGGGAATTGGACAATGTACTGTGAAAGATAGAATGAACCGAAGATATACAGGGCTTGGAAGATTTGACATTTGCATGAACCTTGATCTTAAAAGAGCTAAGAACTTTGGGATTAAGAAAATAAATTATAGGATCATTAATTATTAATTAATCTTTATGAGTAAAGTAACACAAAAAGATTTAGCACTGGCATTTATAAAGGAGTTTGGTGGAATAGTTCCTGCAAAGATGTCTGGTAAAGTTTACAGAGGGATCATGTTTGGTCATAGTATTGATGCTAGATGTAGAGAATTAAGAAGCGATGGGTTTTTGATGGATCATGATGAAGGACGATTTGTAAGGTTTATAGCGAGCGACAAGTTAAAAGAAGAATGGGAGGATCAAATGGATGCCTTGGAATTAAAAAAAATAATCACAAGAAAATCGTATGTTTGTTAAATTCTGGCTTCTGTGCAATAGGTTTAATCTCACGCCTAGATTATGGAAGCAAGGGGGAGTAAAGGAGATCGAGAAGTATATTAATTTTTTTAAATCATGAAGAAGAAAAATAAGAAGCGTGATATTAAGAAGAAAAGAAGAAAGCTTAATGAGAGAGAAGAAGCAAGAGAAGCTAAGAAATTAATGGAACAAGGGTATTTTCATTATCCACCTGATTTCTTAGATAAAAAAAAGCAAAGAAGAAAACCGGCTGGAAGTGATCTAAATAATTTTTTAAATAAAATTTGATGGATGAATTTCAAGATTTAGAAGCTGAAGAGCAAATGGACTTAGAAACACAATGGGAAGATAACAATTAGATAAATATATGGAGAAGAAAGAATTTTACTCAATCGCAGACATTGTAAGATGCGATTTGATCCCACCACTTAAGACTGCCTATTTAATAAAAAAGCAGATTGAAAGTGGAAAATTGAGAGCGTTGCCAGTTGGGAAAGGCACATCAAAAAGGTATTTGATAAAGCATAAAGTGCTTATGACATTTATTGAAAACTTTGAGAAACAGTTTTAAACGATTGACAACTGTTTAAAAAACTGTTAAACTATTAATATAATTATTGAGGATAAAATTATGGTTAAGAAAAAAGAAGGGGCTGAAGTTGAACAAGAAGTTTCTTTGGTGGCACAGGCTACTAAGGAACTTACAAAAGAAACAAAGGATCCGTTAGTGATGAGAGCTTTATTGGCAACATCATTTAAAGGATTCAAAGATGAGAATTTAGTTAAACAAGCAATCTTGGAAGCTATGATAAATGGGTACACTTTTCAAGATATTGTGCAGAAAAAGGTTTATGCAATTCCATTTGGAGGAGGTTATAGTTTGGTACAAGCAATTTCATCAGTTAGATCAATTGCAATGAGAAGTGGACAGGTTGGAAAATCTGCACCAACTTTCACAGAATCTAAAGAAGGTAAGGTTGAAACTTGCACAATCACAGTTCAAAGATCAGCTGGTGGATATGTTGGAGATTACACAGCGACAGTTTATTTTAATGAATATTACAAAGCTGGATATAAAGGGAAGCCTTCCAATTGGGATACGAAGCCTAGAACTATGATTGCAAAAGTTGCAGAGATGCACGCTTTGAGGTCTGCTTTTCCAGAAGAACTTAATCAAAGTTATATCGAGGATGAATTTGAATTGCCGAATAAACATGTTGAAGGTAACAACCTTAAGAATCTGGTGGAGCTAGATGGGAAAGTTGCTGATGTACTTGCTAAGTTTGATGAAATGACAAGTGATGAAGAAGCTGTTAAGTTGTGGACTTCTTTGGATAAAGAGTTAAAAGCTAACGAAGAAGTAATTAATAAATGTTCATTAACACGACAAAAACTAAATGAAAATAATTAAATGCATCCAAGGATCTCCAGAATGGTTTGAAGCTAGAAAAGGAATAATGACTGCTAGCCACTCACAAGCTATTGCATCCAATGGGAAAGGTCTTGAAACTTACTGCAAGAAGATTGTGATGGAAATGTTTTGTGAAGATAATGATAATTTTGTCAGTCACGATATGGAGAGGGGAATTGAACTAGAGCCACTTGCAAGAAAAACTTATTTTATCGAAAATGGAAATGCTGTTGAAGAGGTTGGTTTGGTTAAGTATAATGATTTTTTTGCTGCATCACCTGATGGATTGGTTGCGAAAGATGGACTGACTGAAATTAAGTGCATGAATAATCAGAATCATTTTAACTATATCCTTGATAAAAAGATAAACACTGGATGGTTATGGCAAATGCAAGGGCAATTATTAGCGACAGGAAGAGTTTGGAATGATTTTGTCGCTTATAACCCTAACTTTGAGAAGAGTTTGATTGTTGCGAGAATGTACGTTGATCATGCAATGCAAGAGAAGTTAATTTTAGGGATCGAATCTGGAAGAAAATTAATCATTAAATACAAAGAATTATATGAAGCCAATAAAGTTTAATCCGACAAAGGCTGATCTTGAATTGTTGGTTGAAAGTGTTGAAAAAATAAAGATAAAGGATATTGACGATCAAGATAATTACAATAAAGCAAAGGATCTTAAAAAGACTATTGCAAAATTTAGGAAAGCGATAAAGGATCGTGGACTAGAGTTAAGGAGGGAATCAATAGACTATCGGAACCAAGTTATCAAAGAAGAGAAAGAATTGCTTGCTATAATTGAGCCTAAAGAGCTTGAGTTAAAAGAATCGATAGAATCTATTGATAACGCAAGGAAGAGAAGTGAGCGTGCTATTTTGATGCCAATGCGTAGACAAATGGTTGAAGATGTTAATGGTAATCTTACGGATAATGAAATTCTAGCAATGGATGAACAAGAGTTTGCAAAATATCATTATGACATGAAAGAATTGAGAGAACAGGAAGCAGAAGATAAAAGATTGGAAAAGGAAAGAGAAAAGACAAGAAAAGCTGAACTTGTAGAAGCTGGAAAACAAGCTAAATTGAGAGAGAGGGAAAGACTTGCAGGAGTTGAAGCACGAAGAAAAGAGCGAGCCAAGCTTGAATCAGAGGAAAAAGCAAGAATAGAGAAAGAGGATAAAGATAAGCTTGAGAAAAATAAAGTATTTCAGAAATTTCTAAAGGATAATAATTTTGAAGGAGAGTCTGATATTTTGAAACAAACAGAAACAGAGGTTAGAATTTATAGATTGGTAAATACATTAAAAAAATGAGTAAAACAAAGATAAAAATTGAGTTCACCCTTGAAGATCACAAGCTAAGGATCAAGAATAAATTGCATAAATCTAACTTTGATTTCTTTATGAAAAATGCACCTTACGGAGTTTACTTTATGGAGGTTTGGAAGAAGAGAGGTGTGAGAACTACTGGCCAGAAGCATGAAGCCAGTAATCAGAATGGTTATTATTGGAGCGTTGTTATTCCGAGAGTTCAAGAATACTTTAAATCAATTGGTGTTGAGATGACAAAAGAAGTTGTGCATAATGGAATGAAAAACTTATTTCTTCAAGATGGGATGTGTTCTGGATTCCCACAAATTAAATCTACACAAGAGCTTGATAAATGGGAGTGGGAGCAAATGATGCAGAATATAAGAGATCACTTTTGGGAAAACTATAAATGGCATATCCCAGAGCCTAATAATTAAATAATAACTATGTACGATCCAGATAAAAAAGGCTTAGATCAAATCATTCTGCTGTTTGCAATGTCAGTTATAATTTCGCTATCAACATTTATAGCTGTTATGTACTTTCTTTTCAGAGGTCTTGAATGGTGGATCAGTTGCTATTGACAGTTAATTTAAAAAGAGTATTCTTACTGTATAGAGAAGAAACATCTGTTTGGAAGCAGATTAAGATAAGCATTTAAAGACGATATTTTTCTGTCTTGCAAATGTTCTACTGTTTATCAGAACGCTTCCAAGGCAAGATAGAAAAATGTTGTCTTTTTCTGCAGGTTTAATTTATATCAGTTTCCTTAAATAACTGAATACCCATAGAGGGATGTTAGAATCTTTACACAAATTCCAGGCTCTACTTAGCAGTAACTTGGACTCCAGTAAGGACTCTAACGC